AGCATTCTCGACCAGTTTCGATTGAACAAGTCGATCTGCTCCTTGGTAAGCTGATCAATCGGAGCGGTAACGGTTTTGACGTATGTAGGCGACTGCAACATTTTTCCGACCGCAGATTCACCGGAATTTCCAATTGCGTTAAAAATCATCCTGCGTCCCATAAAACCAAGAATACCTCCCCCAACAACACCGGCTGCGGCTGGGCTTCCAGTTGCCAAGTAAGCAGCCCCTGTCGCTAGGGTTGGAATGATCGACTTTGAAACTAGATTGCCGCTTTCCTTTGATGCCGTGGCCAATTGATCGGCAATGGTTGAGATTTTGTCCACACCACCAGCGCCAAACAACTCGTTGACCAAGGCGTTGTATTCTCCCGGCTTTTCACCGCCAGCAATCAGCGCCTTCATCTTCGCCGTATCGATGGACTTCTTGCCGTCAACCAGAGAGTCTTTGACGATTCTACCAAGAACGATGTTCTGGGCGTCGGCCAAAAGATCAGGTCGATTCGATTTGAGGATCTTGGTGAACTCTTCAGCCCTCTTAACCGGATAAACACCTCCACCCTTGGACTTCAAGAAATCCACAATGTTTCCGGCGGGGATGTTTCCATAAAGCTCACCACCCCTGATTGCCGAATTAACAACCTGCTGGAAATCAGTGGCAGTCTTAGCTTGCTCGGTGACGTAATCGTTCAGCTCCCTAAGCATCGATGATGCGTCTGGGTTTGAAGCGATTTGCTTCAAGACATCATCCTCAATGATGACTCCTTTTTTAGCCTTGGACTTGATGTCAGCCAGCAGTGAGATGATTTCCTGCTGAGCCTCGACATCCGCAGCAGGCTGACCAAGAACTCCCTTAAACTCCCGACCAAGGTTCTTCTTCTGAAAGTCGGCCAGTTTGGCCTTTACGCTCTCAACCTCTTTCAGGTTATCTTGAAGCCGCTTCTCAGATCCTGTGATTCGGTTTGAAACATCCTGCTGAAGCTTCTCCGAGTTGCTAGTAAGCTCGGTAAGCTTTGATGTCAGTTTTTCCTGCTCGTTGATAAGCGACGTGTACTTCGAAGCGACATCCTGAATTTGGCCAATGCCTGGGAAGAATTCGTCTGCCACTTCCTTGGACAGTTTTCCGCGCGCCGCCTTTGCCTCGGTCAGCGTGTTCAGGAACTCAACGGGATTCTTACCTCGAATCTGATTGTAGATGTAGTCCGAAAGAGCCGGTTTCACATCGGTTTCCCAAGTGTCGCCAGCCATGTTCTTCAGAACAGCAAGAGTAGTTCCTCCGCGAGGACCAACGATTGCTGAAACAGATTCAGGTGCGCCACCAGCCTCACCGATGCTGCGAAGGATTCTGTCAACGTACGCTCCTTTGAAACGCGCAATTCCTTCGGCGTATTTTTTGTTTTGCTCGGCAAGATCATCCCGAAGTTTTGGGTTGGCATCAAACGCTGCCGTCATCTGCTCATTGATCTTGTTGAGCTTTTCCCAACTCTCAAAGAACCCCTGTTGAACAGGAGCGTTAAAATCGAACAGGCGATAGATTTGAGAACGCAGCTTCCGAAGGTCTTCCAAGGTCTTGTTTTCAAGAACCGGTTTTCCATCTTTATCCACCTTTCCAAGATCAACCTGAACAGTTGTCGCTTTCAGGTCGGGTCTAATTTTTGCAAAACCCTCTTCTTGAGCGTCTTCGAATTGCTTTCGAACCTTGTTTCCCGCCTCTCCAACGAGCAGACCTGTTTCAAACGCAGACACTGGTTTGGCAGCGGCAAACCGCTCATCAAACCCCTGCTCGATTTTTTTGACGCTATCCTGAAGGCCAGCGATTTGACCTTCAATTCTGGTCCTGTTTGCAACGTCTTCAGCTCCAAGCTGCGCCCTCTGATTGCCTAGACGCACGATTTCATCTTGAAGATCCTGAGCTTCGTTTTGAAGACGACCTTCAGCCCGACGAGCAAAAGCAAGCGCACGGCGATTTCGCTCGTCCTTGAATCCGGCAGTCTTCCTTAGCGACTCATCGACCTTGCGGGTGGCTTGTTCGGTAAGTGCATCGGCTTGTCGAACAACGGATTCAACCACGGCAGGGTTGACATCGGTTTTGCCGGAAAACCTTCCAAGTTCGCCAACAATCGCTTGAGTCAGGTCATCACCCGAAAGACCAGACCTGCGTCCCTGAATAACGGACTGCTCCAAAAACGACTGAACCGTGTCCCTGAAGTTCTCGATGTCTTGAGGCGAGGAGCCTGAAAACGATGGGTTGTAAAACGTGTCAGCAACCTGACGCGCAAGCGTAGGATCGATTCCAGACGCATTACCAAGCTCAGCCCTAATCAGGTCAGCTCTATCCTGAAGAAACTTCTGCGTAAACGGACGCTGCATTTCACCAGCAAACGCAGCGGGGAATTTTCCGACAGAAGGTGCGCCAGAAACAGCCCTTCCAAAAGCACCAGCACCTCGAACCGTAGTTGATATGGCGGGAAACAAAACGCTTCCCATTGCCGCTCTCAATGCAATTTCGCCACCGCTTACATCTTCGCCAAGAGATTCAACTCCAGCTTGCGCGCCAGCTTGCAATCCTCCAGCAGTCGCCTCACGCCTTGCTTGCGCTCCAAATGTGGCCTGCTGCGGAACTCCAGTTTCGCTCGTCAATAACCGACGAACTCCAGTTCCAGTTCCTGCTTTGGCTATGCTTGGAGTCGGAACTCCGGATGCTGCAATCTGGAAAGGGCGCATTTTCTCAGGCTCTAACAACTGAGAAGTCAGTTCCAAACCAATGTTGCCAAGCACCTCTCCAGCAACAGTTTGTCCACCAGGAAAAAAACCAAGGGCTAAAGGCCCACCGTATCTGACGGTGTTTGCAGCCACTTTTCTTGCCCTCTTGCCCTCAAAGTCAGCCAAAAACTGTCTTTCTTTGTCCGTGAAATCCTCGTCCTCAAGAGGCTCGTAGTTTCCAGCAACATACTTCTGAAACTTACGCGCGCTGTCTTTTCCAAGATAAAAATCAGCTTGCTGAACAATCGGATCTTGAGACTGAAATCGTTGCTGGCCGACCTGTCCGGCCTTTGTTACCGCTTTGTCCAATGCAGCGGTCGAACCAACGTCTTCAAAGACAACTTCAGGTTTCCGCATCGGAGGAGCTTGCGGCGTAGAAAGTGCGACAGGTTGCTGCTGGGTTACCTGAACCTCGTCGTCAAAAACAATTTCAGCCATGTTCGTGTTTACTTGATGGTTGCGGGTCTTCCACCGACTGATATTCTGGTTCCAACTGGAAGATTTGCCGATTGAGCTTCTTCGATTGAGTTAAACGACCGAATTTCAGACTGCTGTTGAGGGGCTGTTTCAACGCCCAAAATCTCATCAGCCTTCCGTTCAAGTTCGTTGATGTAGGCTCCGTATTGAGGATTTTTATCAATACCCTGAAGCCTTAACTTCTCAACACGATCTTTTATGTTGCGAGCTGTAAGGTCTTTAAATGTCTGAACTCGTTCAGAAAATCCGGTATCGGTGGGCTTTCCGATTGAAGTTGAGATTCTTGTGATTTCAGGTTTAGTAAGAGCCTTACCGCCACGTTTAAACATAGCACCACTGCTCATATTTACATAAAGCTGATTTAACTCTCGTTCTGGACTGAATGCATTAAAAGCCGATCCGGCGGCAACTCTCGCATCAAACGTTGGACCGTAAAGGTCCTGTTCAAGGTAAGGCTCCATAGGTTTGATTCCACTAAGAACAGCCTCAGAAAACTCAAGTTCGTCTAGATCGAGCTTGGTCGGAGCGGGTAGTTTGCCTCCAGACTCTGCTCTGGCTTTAGCTGTATCGGCATTTTGCTGATTGATATCAAGCTGTCTTCCCTTGGTTTCAACATCAAGCTGATACCTCTTTTCTTTCAGCAACGCTTCTTCGGTTTTTAGAGCTTGATCAAACTCAAGCCTCGCTTTGTCGATGTCGATTTTAGACGCGCCTTCGCTTCTCAACCTATCAAGATTTAATGCAGCAATTCTTACTTTGTCTCTTGAAACATCGAGATTTCCAAGAATAGAGGTGGTTTTAGCTTCAGTTTGACCAATCTTTGAAGTTCCTAATTTTTCATAATAGGCGTTCATTTTCTGAACGTCGATGTTAGGACTTCCGTCTTGATTGAAGCCTATCCAAGCTCCGGCATCGATTGCCTTGTTTATCGTCGATGCCCTCAGCGTGTTGGAAGTAGCTTCCGCCCTGTCTCTGGCTTTCAGGAGTTCAGCACGAGCAGAATACTTCTCTAGATTGTTGAGCATCTTGTCCGCCTCAAGTCGGTATTGTTTAGACTTGAAGGCAGGGATGACTGGAAACTTTGCTTTTGCGCTAGGGTTATCAAGGTAATCTCCAACCTGTTTGCTGAGGTCAGAAAACGCATTAAATTCCTCAACCTGTGCTTTCTGTTCACCAATCGCATCAGCAAGAGTCATGTCTCGAATCTTGTTCTGAAGCTCCATGCCCTGACGTTGCAGCACAGACTCAGCAGTCTGCTGCTGAAACTGCTCCATCATCCGCGCCTGCGTCTGCGCGCGGTCGAACAGGCTTGCACCTAGCTGAAATGCTTGAAGAGATTGGTCGGCCATAAGATTAACGTCCGTAGTTTGAAGAGCCGTACTCCGGGAATAGACTCGTAGAAAGCGGTGTGATATCCGACCTCGTTGGAGTCGGCGCATAAAGATTCGGATAAATCTCAGGATCGTTCTGAGGATTGTACGATGGTGACGGCCCACGTTGGCCAGCCATCAACCCCTGATACATTCCGTACTGCGACAGCGCGCCACCGGCAACACCGCCAAAGTTGGTAAGCGCAGTCTGCGCCGCCTGCTGCATCGGCGACGGAGCAGCAGCCACCTGAGCGGCAGTCAAATCACGCCCGTACATTCTGGCCTGCTGTTCTTGAATCGCGCCGATCCGTTGAGCGGGTGTGATGAACATGCTGCTCACCGAGAACGGCTGGGCCATTCCAAATGCTCGCTGCTGCTGGATGAAGTTCTGAGCTTGAGCAAGACCCTGATTCTGAATCTGCATCGCTGTCAGACCAAAGTCGCGAGCGAGCAAATTTGTTCGAATGCCTGACGCATCTTTAAACCCTCCACCAACCGCCCGACCAGCGGCGGATCGTTGAAGCTGGGATTGAACATCTTGATCAACCTCGCCACGCAATCTTGAGCCAATAGTCTTTCCAGCCTGTTGAATCAACTGGTCATAGCCAGGAATCGCACGACGAAGCTGAGACTCAAGCTGAGATTGCTCGGCAGCGGTCGTCTTCTGGGCGAGTTCAGTGGCAGACTCAAGAGAAGCGATGTTTTGCCGGATAGCGTTGGCCTGCTCCTGCTCGAAGTTGATCGGCTTCAGCTCAGGCACCTTCGGCTTGCGTCCGCCGAAAAGCCCACCGAGCAAACTACCGGCAGCGGAGATTCCCGCTCCACCCAGAATTGCAGCTCCAAGTCCTATTGCCATAAATTATCCTTTATCAGAACCATTGCGAAAATCCTCCGCCATTCAACCCGACTCCGACCATTCGGATGGTTGCCACAGCGTCACCCAAATACTGCATCGTCTGCTCCTGCACAGCTTGAACAGCTTTGGCTTCGTAGGCCACTGCTTCCTGAATCAAATCGTTCTCCTCCTTGCGAATCGCCATGACCATCAGCTTGATGGCGTCTGGACACGGGGGAATGAGGTAGTCATTCACGCTCGTCGCGTTGATGTGGCGCATCTTCGCCATCACCGTTACCGGCTTGTCCTCCTCGTTGTTGCAACGATCAGCGAGGTAACTGCGACGATACTGCGGCAGAGTTTCATCAGGGTCGTAAACTGCCAGATCCAACTCTAGCAGCGTCGTCGCATCGTACTCGTACAAACGGCTTGCCGTGTTCGTGGCTTCGCGGATGACGCCGGTCAGAGTGGTGAACTTCTTGGTCGATTGAGTGTACGGTGCAGCGATAATCAACTCTTCTCCATCAATCCATTTTCCGCTGCCATCCTGTGTCCGAATCCAGTTTCCGTTCGCATCAATTCCTTGGAGCGTAATTTTTTTTCCGATGTCTGAATCGTCGCCACGGTAGACTCGAAGATAACTGTTAGTACCGCCAGACATGTCGCGGTAAGAAACCACGGTACCACGGTCAACAAGCTGCTTACCAACGCACACTTGGTTTCCATTGAGAAGTCCGTATCCGGTTTCCTGAAACTCAAACCATTGATTGCGAACCGTTCCAACTCCGCAGCAATCGGCGATGGCTTCAATCGTCTCGATCTGACGCGGCCAAGTGATGCAGCCTCCGACCGTGTGAATCGTGAAGCGTCCGTACGCGCCAGCCCACAGACCCTTGTGAAGCAGCCGTCGGCACGCCTGATTGATGTACTCGTAAACGCGAGCGTCATCGACGCAAACGCCGATAGCCCGAGCAATCGTGGACCTGATATCTTGGACGATCAGCTTCATTTGGTGTAGTAGACTCGGCTGGTTCGCTTGATGAAGTAAACACCATAGAACGGCGGAAGATTGTTGTGGGCTGCGTCGCCTCCAACCGAAGTGGTCGGCAACAGGTTGGCCACTCCTTCCGAGCGATTCGTTGCACTGAAGACACTCGTGTCAGCCGATCCGCGTTGGGTGAGGTTAATGTACTGGTCGAGAATCTGGTGCGTATGCGACGGCATCTCGGAAGTGACAAGCGTGTGCTTGTCCTCACCGGCAACAGCGGTCGATGTGGTTGTTCCATTGACGCTAACAACTCCACTCGCCGCGAACGTGCCAACTCCAACCGGGAATCGAGCTTCGAAAGCTGTGTCAATTTCCCACATCGAACCGGCGTAAGGATTGCCGGAATAAACGGTTCCGTCACCGCCGTCGTATGAAAGGACATCAGCACTTGTTCCCACGAAGATGCGACGCTCGCTTCCACCTGCGGCAACAGGGTTTTGCCTCGCCCAATAACCTCCCTGAAAAACCCACCAGTTGCCGTTGTTATCCAGCCACGGGTAAACCTGATTGTTCAGCGCCGGGACAGATGCACCGAAGTTGAAGAACGAGTTTCCAATCGAACTATTGAACGTCGCCTGAGTGCCGCTGATGACATCGTTGGCCAACTGTTGGTAGTTGGTCGGACAATACCCGACCGGCAAACTCGGGGGCGTCAGCGTGATGAGCGTAAGGTTTGGCATTCTGTTTCTATGGGTTGACAGATTCCGACGTGTAAGTCAGCGGGTTGATGTCGCACGCACTAATCGGTGTGCATGCAGGGAACACCGTCCGGCAATCACCAACACTCGGCTCCTGAATATCGTAAGCGTGAACTCGAAGACTCTTGATGCGGCAGTATCCAATGATGTTCATCGCAACCTGAACCTCGTAAAGATTACGAGCCGGAGTGCTGATCGTCTCGTTGCACGGAGCATCTGAAGGCGTCGGAAAACGCATCTTCGGACGATACTGCGGCTTGAAGTTTTGAATCGGGCAAAGATCGAAACACTGCGTCGTCGTCGCGCACTCAGAAAAGTCAGTCCACTCAATCCAGCCAGGATACTGATCAGGCCGATAGGTGACGTTGAAGGAGACATCACCCTCAAGTGAGTCGATGAACAAGTCGCCCGAATCCAGTCGCTTCAATCCAAACGGAACTTCGAAGTTGTAGGCGCGAGTCTGCACCTGCCACTCAATCTCCTTCTTACCATCCGGGATATTGTTATCGAACTTGTCCGCCTTGGTGACTTCCCAGATTTGAATCGAGTCATCCGATCCGCGAGCGATGCAGAAGCACTGATCGCCGTAAGCGTTCTCAGTCTTGACGATCTGAAGCACATCAAGTCCGGTCCAGATTCCCGACCACGCAGGCGGAAACTTTTTCCGCATCGACGTAATCAGGTCGAAGTCCAAGACAGCCAACGCCTTGTGAATGACACCCTCGGCATTGTACCGAGGCTGGCAGGTCATCAGGAGGCGATTGTCGAACACAACCGCAGAACTGGCCCACAAGAGATTCGTTTGATCGTTCTCAATGACATTCAGCATCTCGCTGCTGATCGGGGTGTTGCCCCAATCGGTGAACGAGCGTCGAGCAATGATGAACGAGCGGACACCATCGACAGCGCGGTAGAAGACATCGCCATTGATGGTGATGGCCGACCGAGAACCAAGCGCACCGCTCGTAAGCAAGCTGATGGCTTGAATCGGATAGTTTAGGTTCTTCCAAACATCACGATCAACAGGCGCTTGAACCGAGAAGACGTATCGAGGTGTGAAGACTAGAAGCGGACCTTGGCCGAGCGAGGTGTCAGGATCGCCTGGGACAGCCATCGCTGTGATACCCCCTGAATCCGACGGAACCGCAAAGTCTCCGCCTTCATTGAGGAAGGTGTTCTCGGTTTCCTTGAGAACACTCGCTCGCGTTCCATCCCCATAAACGATGTCGGTAGCGCGGAATGAAAACCCATCTGGAAGAGCGTACCAGATACGGCCATTGACGTAGGCCATAACCTTGCCGGTCTTAATCTCATCGTCGCTCGCTCGACGTAGACTTGTCCCGTTGAAGATTAGTGGCCTGCTAAACCCATCCTGAATAACAACAAAGTTCTCAGCCTGAACCATCCAGCCATCGAGCAGGTTGGAAGGATTCTCTAGGTCAGGAGAAGTTGTGAGGCTCTGAGCATTGTTCTGAAGGCAGTTGTAAAGCCACACTTTACCACTGATCAGCATCAGTATGAACGTGCGCCCATCGTCAGCAATGTAGGGCAGCGCACATTGGAACGTGCCGGTTAGCGACTGAGGTCCGTAGCAATCTTCTGACCAGCCATCAGCGGTAACGTTCGTCTGGTCAGCGGTAATCTGATCGTTGTCAGCCGTGATGGTGACGCACAGGTCGTAATCTTTTTGAACGAAACCGGGGCGGCATGAGACAAACCCCTGTCGGAAGTTGGCATTGACCGCGAACGCAACCTGATTCTTGTCCACCTCAGACGGCATCACGCCAGCGTCAATGCCACCCTCAAAGGTGACAGATCCGTCCGTGTACCTCCGTGGTGCGCGTTCGCTCATGGTTTAAGCCTGAATACGCTGGACCGAGAATGAGGAGCCTTGATCGACGTAGAGATTGTGGTCCGTGCTAACCAAAACCTCGTAAAAATCGGTTAGAGCTGTCGCCTGATCAATGTAAGTAAGAGATAGTGGATGGTATCCATTATTTGTCACATTGAATGGTTTTGAAACTAAAATATCAGATCCGTTCTTTCTGAGAAAAACAGTCACAGTTGCGGTTGTTGATACCGCATCAAGATTAAAGTATGCGTCTATCCTGTAGTAGCCAATGTACGGAACCGTAAATCGGCCACTTGATGCCGTGAACCCTGAGGCTGAATCTAGCCCAACGTAAGACGCCGTGGTGTAAACAGATGTGCTGTACGGATTGCTTCCTGAAGTTGGGCTGACATTTGGCGCATTTGCCGCTCCAAGACCAGTCACCCTCCGTGTAAACGTGACGTAGCTGAACGGGACAATCGACGGAGCCGACAGTGTGATGTTTCCGGCGCTGTTCGTAACGACAATCGGAGCCGTTCCAACAATCTCCTTCTGAAGATAAGCCGCTCCGTCGCCGACCGGAATCTTGTTCGCGGGAGCGGTCGTCAGGTTCGTGCCACCCTTGGCAATCGGAACCGTGCCGGTGACATCGGCAATCGGAATCGTGGAAACAGTCGAAACCGCACCAAATCCGCCCGATCCTTGAGTCTTGAGGTAGCCAGCCGACAACGAATCAAGAGCAGTCTCGTTTGTCAGCGTTCCATCCGCAGTGCGGCAAATGTAAGACGCACCAACCGGAGCGCCGCCCGATGCACCAGCAGCGCCAGTCGCACCAATCGCTCCAGCAAGGGTGATGAGTGAGCCAGTCGGAATCAGCGTAGTGGGAACAGCGTTGGCAATTCCAAGAACTCCAGAAGCAGGGTTCTGAAGCGTCAGTTGCAAGCCATTAACCGACGTAACCTGCATGTAGCCAAGACCTTGAATCGAGACAAAGAACTGGCCAGCAACCGATTCTGGCAGGAAATCGGTGTTATCGACAAAAACAAGGACGCTCGAACCAAGAGCGGGTACAAAGAATGGCGCAGTCGTGTAAGTAAACGAATCAATACCATCCGTTCCATTGGTGCCGTTGGTTCCAGCCGGACCTTGAGGGCCGGGGATATTCACGACTACCGGCTCGGAGTCGCAAGGCTGGCAACAGCCGGATGAAGAAACAAGTTGCGACGGCATAATTTTCCTTTCGCAGAACCTCAAGTCCAACGACAACTAATGCAAGGCCAAACTATGGCAGAGCAAGCGTCCGAGCATCCACTGATTCAACATAAGTACGGGATTCGTTCACCCGTCAAGATTCCAGACCTAGAACTGGAACTTTACGCATTCCGAAACCGGCTCCAACCCAATGAGGGTGGGTTAGGCACTTTCGACCATTTTGTTAACGCCACCAAAATGCTCTGGCCAAAGATGAGCTGGAATCCATGGCTTGAAGCTCAAGTCGAAAGTCTCTGCGAACACGATTACGTTGGGTGGGCGGGATGCGGCGCGAGCGGAAAGACCTTTGGTGCAACGCTTTTCGCTACCGTCTGGTGGTTGGCCAACCCTTCCAAGTCCACCGTTGTCCTAACATCGACGACCGCGAAGATGATCCGCAAGCGTATGTGGGCCAATCTTCAGGATCTGGTTCGTAAGTCGCGAGGATTTCCAGGCAACATGGTCGATTCAAAGATGGCGCTTCAGGCCATCAAAGGCGACGACCGTCATTCGATTTCAGCCATTGCCGTCGCCGAGGGAAACACTTCGAAGGCTGTGGCCAACATCCAGGGTATTCACGCCGAGCGGGTGATGGTCATCATCGACGAAGCGACGGACACGCCCGAAGCAGCTTTCGAGGCTTGCACCAATCTTTCGAAGGGTTGCCGCGAGTTCAAGATGCTGGTCATCGGAAACCCTGCTTCGAAGTACGATCCGCACGGACGCTTCTGCACACCGGCAAAGGGTTGGCGCAGCGTAACGATTGAGGATCAGCATTGGCTGACAGAACGTGGCATGTGCCGACGCTTTGACGGCATGAAATCGCCCAATATCAGCGAAGGGCGAACGAAGTATCCGTACCTCATCACGCACGATCAGGTCTTGTCGGCAATGCGGCATGAGGGTGAGCAAAGCCCCACATTCTGGAAGTACACACGCGGATTCTGGAGTCCTGACGGCATGGTCAAGACGGTGCTTTCCGAATCGCTGATTGAGACGCACACACCTACAAGAAACTTGGTGTTTACGACCAATGTCCAAGTTGTCGCCGGACTCGATCCAGGCTTTGGTGGCGATAGATGCGTTCTACGCTTTGCCAAAATTGGCACCGCAAACGACAAGGCGAGCGTACTCTTTGGCGATGTAGTTCAAATCTCACCGAATGCCGCGCTGACCGAGCCGGTGCATTACCAGATAGCCAATCGAGTTAAAGAGGAATGCGCCAAGCGCGGCGTTGCGCCGGACAAATTCGCTCTGGATTCCAGCGGTGAGGGCGGCGGATTGGCCGACATTTTGACCCGCGAATGGGGTGTTGTTCATCGCGTTGAGTTTGGCGGTTCTCCGTCAACCATCCCGGTCAGCGACGAGGACAGTAGGCCATGCAATGAGGCATACGACCGCAAGGTGACTGAACTCTGGTTCTCGATGCGGAAATGGGTCGTCGAGGAGCGTGTTGGCGGTATGGATATCGAGACATTGCAGGAGTTCTGCTCACGCATGTTCGACGATTCCAAGCGGAAGATATCGGTCGAATCCAAGACCGTGATGAAGCAACGAACCGGAAAATCACCTGACTTGGCCGACGCTGCTGTAGTCTTGCTTGATCTAGTCCGCAAAACCGCCTCCTTCGAACCGCGAGCAAGCAGAATGGATAAAGTCTGGGAAAAGCTCGTTCGAGATGCTGATTCAATTTATCACGACGACTTATGAGCAGTAACGTCACCGGATACAAAGTGCTGAACGAACACATGGTCATCCCTGGCGGGTGGCATTACCGCGTCCCCGAAACCGGCATTGAAATCATGGGTGGATCATGGCCGCAGCTCCATGAGTTCGTTCGTAACCATTACACCGCCAATGCGATTAAAATTCCCGAAAATCTCGACACATTAATCACCGAGTATTCGTGTCGTAACGGAGCCGACTGCATGTACAACGAGGTTGAAATCCGTAAGCCAGAAGGCCGTAAATCGCTCCAGATTGGCGATGTAATCCGCTTTAGCATGAGCCTGCTTCATGGTCTGACCGTGGGCGGCGGCAAGGTTGATCAGGTAGAAGCAACGCGTAGAGCGTCAATCTGCTCAACTTGCACCTACAATCGCAAGCCGCTTGGATGCACAGGGTGTAACGCTCGGGTGCTGAAAGAAGCGGTCAAAACCTTTTCCCAGCATGGAAGTACACCGCTAGACGAAAGCCTTCAAAGCTGCGAATTTTGCGGTTGCTTTATCAGAAGCATGGTGTGGTTTCCCATTGAAACACTCCATAAATTTACGGACGCTACAGAGAACAAAAACCTTCCGGCCCACTGCTGGAAAAAACGACCATGTACGGAAACCTAGCCCAACTGCCGCTTGAAACCCTCAACGAAGACGGTAAAGCGCCAGAAACGCGCATAGCCGACGCGGCGTCAGCGCGCGAAATCTTCCAGAAGCTCATCATGGCCGACGAGCTTCGCAATAGCACTCGGGCTAAGCTGCGCGGTCTGGTTGATGGCAATCCACCGTACAATCCCGCCGAGTTGCGCCGTAACAACCAAGCGTTCCGAACCAATGTAAACTTCCGCGAGTCGGAGGCGTTTCTGACGTTGGCCATGTCTGCCTTCTACGACGTGTTCGCCGAGGTTCCGACCTACGCAAACATCCGTACCGCTTACGGCAATGACATGGATAAGCGGGAGGATTGGTCGAAAGTTATCACCGAGGAGTTCGACCGGCTTCAGAAGCTCGACAAGGATTTCGATTACATCGTTCAGCTCTCACAGCGCGAGATGGTTTTGATTGGCGATGGTCCGCTGATCTTCGAAGACAGCACCAACTGGCGCTGCAAAGCTATCATGGCGACGGATCTTCTTGTTCCCGATGGAACCAAGTCGAATGTCAGTGATTGGAAGGTGGCCTGCGTCCGCACTCGCATGGGTGTTGATGACCTGTTCGAGAAGATTCAGGACGAGAAGGCAGCGGTAGCCGCTGGATGGAACGTCGATTATGTCCGTCAGCGGATTCGCGCCGCAATGCCCGAGCCGTATCGTTCTGGTGTTCAGTACGACTGGGAGTTCTTCCAGCGCCAGCTTCGCTCGAACGATATCACTTTCTCAGCTCGCTCCGAGGTGGTGCTGATGTGTCACGTTTTCTACAAAGAATTCGATGGTCAGATCAGCCACTGCATCATCGATGAGCGTGACAGCGAGAACTTCATGTATCGCAAGCTCCGCCGCTTCAAGAAGTGGGAGCAAGTGATTCACCCGATGTACTACGACCGTGGTGATGGCGAGCATCACGGCGTCAAAGGCTTGGGCATCAAGATGCTCCAGGCGATGGAGCTGAAGAATCGCCTGCGCTGCTCGATGGTCGATAGCGCGTTCGCTCGCACCCAGATCCTGTTCCGTCCGCTAAACCCAAATGCGCTCAGCAAGACGAGCGTCGTTCAGCAAGGACCGTATGCCATTCTCCCGCCCGACTACGAAGTCATCCAGCAGAACATTGCTGGCGTTCTGGACGCTCCTATGGCGGTCAATGCGGACCTTGAGAATGTTCTTCAAGGCAATCTCTCTCAGTACCGTCAATCGCTCAACAAGCCGTCCGGCAATCCCCGAACTGCCACCGAAGTTCAGGCAATCGTCTCGCAGCAATCGGCAATCGGTAAGACGCAGTTGAGCCGGTATTACGCTCAGCTCGATTCTTTCTTCGAGGAACGGTATCGCCGCGCCTCCAATCCGAATCTGAATCCGATTACCCGCTCGGATAAGGACGCGATTGAATTCCAGCGTCGTTGCCGTGAGCGTGGTGTTCCGCAGCAGGCCATGCTCGACATCGATTACGTCGAGGCGACTCGTACGGTTGGCCAAGGTTCTCAGTTCGCGAAACAACAGCTTCTCGGCTCGCTCCTCGGCCTGCTTGGTTCTCTCCCCGAGGGTGGCAAGGTCAACCTCTTGCAGGACTACATCGCCGCTCAGGTTGGTCAGCAGATGGTTGATCGGTATCTCCCGAGTCAGTTGCAGACTTCGAAGATTCAAGATCAGACCGCTCTTGCTGTTCTCGAACACTCATCGCTGCGCCAGGGCAACATGGCGGTCGTCACGGACACGCAGAATCACATCGTCCACATCGACACGCATCTTGCGGCTGCGAACGAAGCTGCTTCGTCGCTTCAGCAGGGTGGCAATCCGCAGGAGATTGTTCTCTTCCTCCAAGGCATCGGTCAGCACGTTCAGGATCATCTCCAACGCCTGTCCACCGATCCTACGCGCAGGCCGCAGGTCGAGGCTTACACACAGCAGTTGCAGATGCTTAGTCAGACTATTGAACAGCTTGGACAGTTGATTCAGGAACAAGCTCAAGCGATGGCGCAGCAGCAGCAGGCAATGGCCATCCAGCAAGGCTCCGATCCTCGCACCGCCGTGATGAACGCGGAAGTTCAGGCGAAAATCGCTCGCCAGAATGCCGAGACTATGGCCAACATTCAGCGTCAGAACACGAAGGCGATGGCCGACTTGGCTCGCCGGAATGCGAAGACGACGGCGGATATTCAACGAGCGAACGCAACTGCTGAGTCTAACTTGGCGCGTCAGGGATGAAATTTATGAGCCAGAACGAAGAACTCGTTTCTCAATTCATCGCAGATCAGTTTCCCAAGATGGGCGGCTGGTGCGATCAACGCAAAGGCTTCGAAATTGCGAAGCTCGTACTCGACACCAAGCCGCAGCGAATTGCTGAGGTAGGCGTCTTCGAAGGTAAGTCAACGCTCGCTCTTGCCTACGCTTGTAAATTGAACGGAAGCGGCACCGTCTACGCCATCGACTCTTGGAAGAAAGAGGACTGCATCGACGACGAATCCGCCGCGAATCAGGAATGGTGGGCGACGCTCGATCTGGACAAGCACTACGAATCGTTCGTCGAACACACTGTTCGCGCGAAAGTTGTCCGGCACATCCAATACTGCCGCATGTCGAGCTGGGATGCTTCACGTTCTCTGCCCGACATGGACATGGTTCATATCGACGCCAACCACGCCGAATGGCCTTCTACGAGCGATGTCGTCAACTGGCTTCCGAAGCTCAAGGTTGGCGGATACATCGTCATGGATGATGTGAACTGGGAAACCACCCAGACCGCTCTCAAGTTCGTTCTGAAACGCTGTGAATTTGTCGCCCGTTACGACCTTGCCGAGAGCTGCTTTGCTGTTTATCGGAAGCTGAAATAACCGTGGAAACGGTCGTCATAACGATGCGCGGTTCGCCGCGTATCCCGCGTTTAAAAGAGAATCTGAATGCCGCTGGCATTTCGGACTATCGGATCTTCTACGGCCTGAATGGAAAGAAGTCTGGCCTG